GCATAGAATGCGGTCATAGAAATAATAGCCAGTATCGACAAATAAAAAGGCGAGATAAAAGCTCATAATGGTATCAATGGTAGCGACATTAATCTCTGCGTTCTTGATTTGAATGGTATTATAATTATGGCATGCGACAGGTTTGTATATAAATCCAAGAATTTCATCTTTCATACTGATTTCGACGTGTTCAGAAATGATTTCTCCAATAGCAGGATGAAGTTTAGTTTTCACGTTTTTAAAACCAGCATCATTTAACCGTTCGACTACATTTGTAGCACAATCTTGTGGATTGTTTGATAAAACATCAAAATCGGGGATTTTTTCGACAAATCGTTGACCCTTCTTGGACATTTGTCTAGAATAAAGACTAGCAGCATAACCACCAAAGAAGACGACATCTTGATCAATGAAAGTATCGCGAATGATTTCATATATTTTTTCAGAGCCTTGGTTGTCTTCCATCTTTCGAAGAAAATCCACTTTTGAACAATCATAATCCACTTTCATGGGGCGATATTTATTTAAAAGATTTAATCGTTTCAATACCTTTTCCCAACGACTAATATCCCCAGCCGGTCTAGATAATTCGAGATACATACCCATACGTAAGAAATCGGCAGGAACGTATTTGATACCGCTTACGGAGACAGATTCATTTGATAATCGATTAAACAGTTCTTTATGCATTTGTGTGATATCAGCCATTGGTATAAAATTCACAAAAACTTTAAACGTGCCTGCGTGAACACCGGATTTAGCGTCAACGTGTTCATAACCAGCTGCGTGGTAGATATCCGCTAATTCTTTTGCGTGGGTTAATGCGTCATCGGAATAAAAATCATAATCGGGAACTTCGTATTCTTTATTATAGAATTGCGCGTGTTTTGGAAGGATATTATTAATGGCCGTTCCACCATAACAGAGTAATTGTTTATTTTTTAAAAACTCTTCGACTATTTCAATCATTTTAACAATTTCTTCACTACTTGCGATTTTCTGTCCAGTAAGTTTCTCATTAGTATCAACAGCTTGACGTAGAATAGCGAGTTCACATTCTTGAAAGGTCATTGTATCGGAACATTCTTGCGGTCTATATTTTTGACGTTTCTTTTGTGTTTTCGATTTTTTGCCCATTTATATTAACACATGAAAAAGTTATATAATATAAAATTACTCATATTGTCGAATTGCGGTTTCAAGACGAACAAATGCGCTACGATTTTTTTTAAACATGTCTTCATATGAACGTAGATTACTGTCTTTTGTATAAAAAGCTTGGGCAACAGCTTGAACACCATAATTTTTGGTTAAATACATAGCATCAGAATTTTTCGCACTATTAAAAAATCCTAAATCGGGAAGAACAATCCTAAATAAATAGACAGAAGGATCAGGTGGATTGATGGGTTGAAATGTAAGGTCACTTTGATAATATGTTCGAATACTTTGAGAATTACTAACCATGTTTACTTGATTTGCTAAACTAAAACATTCGGTTTGGTCGGGTGAGCAAGTAGAATAGTTTTGATATCCAGGTGAAGAATGTTTATCAACAATAACGGCTAATTTGCCTTGTAATGTAGTAAGTTGTGAATCGAGAGTTAATGGAACAGCATTACCGTTTCCATCCTTGAGCATTTTTTTACCAAGACCACTTTTGATAATTTTTGCGATTTTAGTGTAAGCGTTAGGGTCGAGTGTTTTAATACGTAGATGAATAAAAAGGGGATCTTTTGGATTAGGCGAAGTGTCGGTAAAGGCGTTAGACATGATGGTAGAAAAAACACCGGCGAGAGAAACAGCGGGTGCTTCAGAAGTAAATGTCTCTAAAGATTGTCTATTGGTTGAATATGCGACAATAGGTGTGCCGTCTTTTATAAAAACTTCAAAGTCCAAGAAACGGCAACCACGACCCAAAAGATATTTAACCATATCTAGATTCATGTATTTACCTGTGTATGCGCTATCGGATGAAGATTTAACACAAAAGTTGCGAATAGCATTATCATCAGATGCTAAAAACATTGTATTTACGATACTAGCTCCATTTTTAGAATCTTCGATACTTTTTAATTCATTTTTTTGGTATGAATTGGATGTATCTACAAATGTAGGAGGACCTGTATCGGGATTTTTATCCCGATTCGATACAATTGTGTTGTAAATAAAATAGAGAGTAATAATTAAAAGTCCAAAAATCAATATATAATCGATTAAGTTTTTAATTAATTCTTTATCAAAAAATCCAGCCATTGTAATATATAAAAAGCAGATAAAGTAATTAAGAAAACAAAAATATAGACAGTTATTATATACTTTATAAATAATGCCTGGAGGATTATTAAATATTATTTCTGTCGGCAATGCGAATTTAATTTTAACAGGAAATCCGAGCAAGACATTTTTCAAGGTCACATATTCCAAATATACCAATTTTGGATTACAAAAATTTCGGTTGGATTATGATGGATTACGTGAATTAAAAGTGGCCGAACCTTCTAAATTTTCATTTAAGATAAAACGATATGCTGATCTTTTGATGGATACCTATCTTGTATTAAATTTGCCGGATATTTGGAGTCCTGTATGGCCAGCTAGTGCGAATACAGACAATAACGTGTCGCCATATGAATTTAAATGGATCGAGAATTTAGGTGTACAAATGATTGAAGAGATAGAAATTACGTGTGGTTCACAAACATTACAGAAATATTCCGGTCAATACTTGCATGCGATGGTGCAGCGTGATTTCAATGATACAAAAAAGAAACTGTTTAATAGTATGTCGGGACATGTTCCCGAGTTAAACAATCCCGCAAATGACCCAACACGTGTATTCACACCACCTTATCAGCCAAACAAATATCCAAATGCGGTTTATACAACAAATGCGTCTGGTGCAGAGCCGTCTATTCGCGGAAGAGCGATTTATGTTCCTATAAATGCTTGGTTTACATTAGATAGCCGTTGTGCGTTTCCTCTGGTCGCACTACAATATCAAGAGTTGAATATTAATATAACAATTCGTCCTATGATTGATTTATTTCAGGTTCGTGATGTATTTAATCATACTGAAAATTTCCCTCATATAAAGGTGAGACCAGGAGAAGATGCTTTTCAAATATATCGATTTTTACAGACACCTCCTGCTGTCGATATTTCGGCAAGTAATTATACAAATAAATTTAATAATTGGGATGCGGATGTTCATTTATTATCAACATATTGTTTCTTATCCGAAGATGAGAAAACGAGTTTCGCAGCAAAAGACCAAGCATATTTAGTAAAAGAGATACATGAATATGATTTTTTAAATGTAGTCGGTTCTCAGCGTGTAAAACTTCAATCAGCTTCAGGAATGGTTGCTAGTTGGATGTGGTCTTTTCAAAGAAATGATGCTTTTTTGCGAAATGAATGGAGTAATTTTACAAATTGGGCTTATAAAAATGAGATACCGTCGAATATATCATTGGATGCGACGTTGGGTGTATATAAAAGTGGAGATTATAGTGCTTATAACAGACGTGCTATTTTAGAAACATTGGGTATTGTATTTGGTGGAGATTATAGAGAAGTTACAATGCCTCGTGGAGTATATGATTATCTAGAGAAATACATTAAAACTGCAGGTTTTGCTGAAGAAGGATTATATTGTTATAATTTCGCATTAAATACAAGTCCATTTGAATATCAGCCATCTGGAGCGGTAAATACAGGAAGATTTAAGACGGTGGAATTGGATTTTACTACATACAAACCCCCCATAGATGTAGATGGTTCAACAGTAAATATTGAATGTGATGATGGTGGTGTTCCGATAAATGTAAGTTCCAAACCTGCGTGGGCATTATATGTGTATAATTACAATCTACATGTGATAGAAGAGAGATATAATATTATTTCGATAGTGAATGGAAATTGTGGATTAATGTATGCTAGATAAATCCCCGGGTTATTTATCATATTCTATTATATACAAATTATACAATAGAATATGAGTCAATGGAAGAAAAAATGGTCTCCTGATAAGAAAATAAAAAAAAAACAAAATGAACCGTTGAAACAAGAAAATAGTGAAATTAAATTTATTAAGCAAAAAATGAACACTATACGTAAACGAGAGAATCCAAAAAATATTCCTATTTTTGAGAATATATATGAACCTCCCAAATCTTCTATTATAGAAGGTATGTCTAATGATTTAGAAGACACAAATTCAAAAGAAGAATCAAACATAGGAACTACAATTAAGGAAGGAACACAGGCAGTAGGGCAAAATTTAATGAATTCATTAGGTAAAGTAAATCAAAATCCAATAGCGAAATTAGAAAATCAACTAAGTTCGAGTATAGACAATTTAAGTGGTTTGTCTGAATTATCAAATTTGGGTGATACATTTAAAGATCTGGATTTATTAAATATTGACGAATTTGGGGATACCGCAAAAAATATATCATCTATGTTCAAGATTGATGTAAAGGGTATCGAAAAAGTAATCAATAAAATCACAGGCTCGATGAGATCTTTATCGGGCGTAATAGGTAGTGTATCAAGACAGCTTGCTGAGCGCATTCATCAAATTAAAATCTATATCCAGTTATTTATATTACGAATAAATAAGATTATCGATGATACGTTAACCAAAATAGCGAACGCATTAACTCAAAATACAGCAACAGAGAAGGAGATAAAAATATTTAAAGATCAGTCGCAAAAGATGACTACAATGATGCTAGTTTGGTATTTTGTATACAATTGGTATTATATAATTTTTTTCTTGGAAAAGGAAGATGAAATATTATATGAATTTGACGGAAATAAATTGAAAGATTACAATACCTATTTATATGGTGCGATTGGACCGGCATACCGTGTGATTGAGTCATTTAATTGGTGCATATTAAAAATTGGCTTGCTTAAAAAATACGTTCCTACTCCGGTGATAATGATTCTTTTGTTTTTCGTCTTTTTTATTCTCGTATCCGGTAATTTCCAAGGGTCATTATTAATGAATTTTTTCAATGCGATGCGTGGGCAGTATAATACGTCGGTTTTATCGCTTTTAACTATTTTAATCGTAGGAAGATATAGTGTCGGATGGTTTCTTGGTTCTGAAGCAAAAGGTGATATTGAAATGGCTTCTATAGTAAGTAAGCAAGGGTCTATTTTCTCAATTGGTTTCTTTTCGGTGTTGTTTTTGATATCAACGCTGATGTATACAATGTGGACGGTAGCAGTCAGTATACCTCTTGGTATGTTTTTTATATCCACATATTTAACATTATATACATTTTTTGGTGTCGTTTTTTATGAAGGATTTAACGCCGGTATGGTGATAACAGGCATAACCAATTCAATTGATACATTAGAACCCGATTTAGATGATGAAATGTGTTCAGTTGAAAATATGAGGTTCGGTTCTTATCCTTGGTGGCGGGCACTTCCTAAAAGAATTATAAACTTTTTAAAAGGTATTGTTAATTATACATCTATTAATATGTTTGAAATATTGCTTTTATTAATGTTATTGGGTGGTATTGGATTATATAAAAAGGAGTGGAATTCGGCGATTAAAGGCAAGGTAGGAATTCGTAACACTGACGGTGGATTACTAGCACCCAATGGAATTTCGAATATATTCAAACAATTATTTGTGTGGTTGATCATTATTAACATATTATTAATTGTTATATTGTGTATGTTTCTATACCAGAAATATGTAGTTATGCGAGAATTAGCTCAACCTGTTAAAAGTGGTATAGATGATTATCGTGCTACGTCAACCACCCGTTCGGTTGTAGCGAGTCAAAATGCTGCGACTTCTCATGAAGAACCGAAAATAAGTTCTAATGCGGTTGAACGTCTAAAAAAAATAAGGGAAGAGGTAAAATCCGATGAACCAGTAAACGATGAACAACAAGGGGGTGATGATACAATGGAGTTACCAGAAACAAATAGCATTGTAGACAACTAAATATTCATATTCATATATTACAGGTAATTGTGAGAAGAAATAACCGATATAAACGACATAAACTATACATTATAATATTGGTTATAATGTCTAGTGAAGAACAACCATTTGTATCCGTATGTACGCCTACATTTAACAGGAGACCATTTATAGAAATGATGTTTCATTGTTTTCGAAATCAAACCTATCCTAAAAATTGTATGGAATGGATTATTGTGGATGATGGGACAGATCCAATAAGTGATCTTGTTGAAAAATCTAATATCCCAGAGATAAAATACATACGTGTCCAAGAAAAGATGTTATTAGGAGCGAAGCGAAATTTGATACATAAACACACTAAAGGAGATATTTTAGTATACATGGACGACGATGATTATTATCCCCCCCAGCGGGTTGAACATAGTGTAGATACGTTGATGAAAAACCCCCAGGCCCTTTGTGCGGGGTCGAGTGAGATATATATTTATTACCGACATATTGAGAAAATGTATCAAAGTGGTCCATTTGGTGATACACATGCGACTGCCGGAACATTTGCCTTTCGAAAAAAGCTACTAGACATTACATCATATGATGAAACGGCGGCATTGGCCGAAGAGCGTTCATTTCTAAAGGAATATACCATACCATTTGTTCAATTAGACCCTATGAAAACCATATTGGTATTTTCACATGAACATAATACATTTGATAAAAAGAATATGTTGAATGCTATACATCCCCAATATTTCAAAGAAAGTCCGAGAAAAGTCCAAGATTTTATCAAAAACGACTTTGAAAAGGACATTTTTGACTTTTTTATGGTGAAAATTGATAAAATGTTAACAAAATATAAACAAGGATTACCAAAATATAAACCCGATGTATTAAAACAAATAAAAGAAATCGACGAAAAACGGAAAAATATAGAAAATTCGAATTCAATTGGACTTCGTATAATGGTAGAATCTCCAGGTAACAAGAAAAGACCTATGACTCCGGATGAAATAGTAATGACTCTTTCAAAACAACAAGAGGAAATAAAAAGATTAATGAGACGTGTCCAAGAATTGGAAATGAAATAGGGACTAGTCCCATACTAAATGGTTTTATATGGTCGTTCACGTAACCAAACATTGGCGATATATTTTTCTCCTGTCTTCACAGGCATTCCTGAATGTAATGAAAGTGGATGACATTTATTCCCGTTTTTCTGTAACGAATAAAAAAGAAGAGAATTATTCTTAACTGGTTGAAATTCCTTTTGTAAATTTTTAAAACGTGTCGTTCCACCTGTAAAATCATCGTTTAAATAAATAATCATTGTAAGGACGCGTTGTCCACCGTTTTTCTCAAATTCGACACATTCTTTTTTATCATCACAAGAAGCGTCAAAATGGTCAATATAAAATCCATTGGGTTCATATTTAACTACCTGCATTTTTTCGGCATTTTCAAAAGGAATATTTGTAAGTTCACAAACTCGTTTTATAACCGTTCCAATTACAGGATCATTTTTGTTTAACCAAGCGGTTTGACTTTTTCGAACGCTATTACTAAATCCACTTACCAATTTGCTTTCTCTAAACATAGGATTCGCCTTGTCTAATATATATTTTCCCTCTTTATCGGAAATAAAGCCGTTATATATATTTGGTTCTACATAGTCGTCTGTAATATCACAATATCCTCTACCCTTATAGGGTTGTTTATTGCGATTATAATAAAAAAACATTGCTATACAGATAATTGTTAAAATAATGATTAAGAAAATATTACGTGAGAATTCCATTTATATATTTTCAATATATTATATTGCTTCCTTTCCTGTAATTAATAGCATCATTTTTTCGAGTACAACGAATGATATAATAGAATGAGGCAAACTTTTACTAATACTTGGAAAAAGACCTTTATATAAAATTGAGAAACCTTCATTTTTGTAGGCGGTTTTCACTATTTCTGGAATAGTGACGGCATCTGCCTTTTGTGCTCGTGCTTTTATTACATCAATCGGATTGCTTATGATAATAGCAGAAATAGTGCTAATAGCTCCCGTCATAAAATGGAGAGTAGTTGTATTTTTCAAGGAGGGATATTTATTTATTAAAATTGTTTTACATTGTGAATATAGTGATAATCGCGTACCATTAAAAACAAGTGAACGTGATATTGCGGCTTTATATCCATTAAAAAACCCCCTTAGTCCGTATTGATTATATACATCTCTTGAATATTTTATAAATGTTTGTTTTGGTTTATCAGGTTGTATCGCCCGAACAAGAATCACTTCACTTGGATTTCCAGTGAATCCACTAATCGCACCAGAAAAAGAACCATATAATAATTTCCGAAGATATTCAGGTTCACTATTATTATTCTTTTTTTTATAATTATTCAGTAGTTGAGTAAAAATAAATACATTCGGTGAGGAATATGTCGCTTGACGTAATAATCCAATTGTATATCCACGATATAAATTCGAAAAATTGTATTGAGGTTTTATATTCAGTTGTTTTGA